GTGTTCAAGAGAAGGTCAACAGCTTGACCTTTGTTTAGAGACTCTCCAGCTCCAAGCAGGGTACTGGTTTCATCGCTCATTTCTAATCTCCTCTACGGAATCTTGCGGAGTCTAGCTCCAGTTTCGCCAAGTCACCTGTCTCGATGACTTCAGTCAAATGGCCACGCACCACCATTAGTGCTTGGTACATTTGAAAGAGCGTTTCTCGTTCATCTTTCGATGACGAGGAATCCTTCCAAGCATTGATATACTTGACCTCAAGTTTATCAAACGCTTCTATAATCAGGGGGTCGCGCATTAATGCCTTTGCGCGCTCACCCCTGTTTTGTTCTTCCCTTCTTTTGCCTTCATCCATCAACAGTCTCCTCTACTGTTGCAATAATACAACACAATGCTTTTTTAGCAAGATGTTAAACGCGAGGCAGATTTAACGATGTATCAACGCCAGAACGTAGCTTTTCGGTACGAAGTTGCATTTCAAACTCAAGCTCCTGACGGCGAAGCTCAAGTTCGGCAGCCATCTTCTCGCGTTTGAGCTGGAACTCCATTTCCATTTTTTGTTGTTCCATTTGCAACTCAGCTTGCATTTTCTGCATTTCAGCAGCCAAGGCAGGATTTTGTTGCGGCCCAGCTTGAGCAGCAGCTTGTGCCTGTTGCGCCAACACAGCTTCAATCTGCTCTGCTGGTGCAAAGAACTGACTTGCATCCTTAAAGCCAGACAGCTCTGCAATCTTTGCAAGAGTATTGCGATACTGAGATAAGCTAACCATTGGATTGTTCATACCCATCTGCAAAAGAACTTGTTCTTGTTTTTGTGCAATCTGAGACAGGAAGACAATCTGCTGGTCACGTTGAGCAGTTCCAAGACCTACATTAATCTGCACATCATATGCGCTCTCCCACTCACGCGGGTTCATCGGCACAAACTGATTACGCAGACGAATAATCTTTTCTTTGTTTTGATACTTCGTAACCAAATGCAAGATGCCACGGAACAATGCGCGCACACCTGTCTCGGCAAACACACGGGCAATCATTTCAATCTTGCCTTGCGAGGCAGCTTGCATAGCAGCTACGGCAGTGGCCGTTGTAGATTGCAGCGCATCAGCGTCAAGCCCCATAGACTGACGGGAGATACCTGTGCGCTGCTCCTTAACGCTATCCATATAGTTAAGCGCAGGAAATACAGAAGAAGAAACTTCGGGAACTTGCAGGGGTTGTACTGCACCAGCGGTACGAGTACGCACGATGCCCCCTGGCCTGTTCGTCAGCAAGTCATCAAGATTTACTTGGCCTTCAACGGCAACAACACGGGCATTGTTAGTATTGTAGATGTTGTCAAGCAACTGACGCATCAGGGTAGATTTGATAAGCTGCACGTCCATCACAAGCTCTGCAACCGAGCGGCCAATGGCGCGGTGCGGCATCAGAATCGGAGACAGGATAGCAAATGGAATGTGGTCAAACTCTTCGTTCTCAAGAATGTGGTAACCATCACCTACTGTAAGAACACGACGGAACTCAGCCACCCCGTCACCATCATAGTCAGAACGAATATAACATTCCGTAACGAGAACATTCCGCATAGCAGGGTCATTACTGTCATGAGCGGCGCTTGTCTCAAGGTCTTCAAAGCGTGACGTGCGTTCTTCAGAAATGTCGAGGTCTGTGTATCCAGCATATTGTTCAATCTCATCTCTGTCATAACCCATCGAAACAAGGTCACTCACCGTCATTGTTGAACGATGCGCTACAAAGTTAGCGTCCTCAAGCGACTTAGCGCGGTTGCCAATCAAAAACTCTTCTGGCGGCACATTCTCAATGCGAACACTGCCATTGTTCTTAGTACGCTTAATTTTAACATCGTAGATAATAGGTGCAGGAATGACAATACCCTCTGGCCCTTGCATGTCTTCACCGACAGTGCGCTCATCTCGACTGACAACATCAACCTCTGGGTCTGCAAGAAGGATGGTTAGTTCGTCTTCATTGAGTCCTTCATATTCTTCTGTTTCGACTTCAATAATTTCGTCCCAGTAAAACTTAACAACACCGCTTTTCAGGATGAGCGCGTCTTTGAACCAGTTGTGCATGATTTCAAAACCACGATTATCGTTGTTGATAATCCAGTTGCAGTAATCACTAGCCTGTTCGGCAATATTAACATCTTCTGGCCCATGCGGAACAAAGCGTACATAGTCGTCAGACTGCGTAAAAATACGCATCAAGGACGGCATGATGTGTTCAATCGTGTCTGATACTTCAGTGCTGACAACTTGAGAGCGGTCTGGTTGTTCGTTGCCGAACGGTTCGCCCAAGTAATAGTCCATCGCGTCGATACGGTCTTGCGAGTACTCCGTATCGTAGTGACCTAGCGCTTGTTCAATCTCATTGCGAACAACTGACTGAAACTCAATATCGTCCATTTTAGCCATGACTATGCTTTCTTAGATGTTTTAGCCTTTTTAGCTGGTTTAGCTTTTTTCGGCTTTTCCTCAACTACAGGAGCTTCGTTTAGCGGCTTGCGACAGCCTTTGCAACGCTCTGTGTAACCATTTGGATTAGGGTATCCGCAATGTGGGCAAATCATTTCTCTGTCCTCTGTTTGCGTGGGCGACCACGTTTTTTAGGTGCAGCTTTCTTAGACACCTTTTCTGCTTCTAGTGCCGCCTTCTCAGCAGCACGGTTGCGCGTGTAAACGGTAACATACATTATTTTTTCTTCTTACCATACTTTACTTTTACACCCTTCTTCTTGGCGGCTGCTTTTGCTTTAGCCATTCCAGCTTTGGTGTATTTGTAATGTTTCTTTCCAACTTGAGGCATATCTAACTCCTACCACTTAACTTTATGCGACCAGTATTTTGCTGATAGCTTGGTCGTCGGTTTACCTTGTGCGTTGTGACGCGCATAATAAGAGCGCTTACGCGCCTTATCTTTTGCAGTCTTTGGATTTTTGCCAGCACCACGCACTCCCTGCTGACCAAAACGAATGAGGCGAATCTTGTCACCTTCTTTTGCTAGAACCGCATGGCTCTTCTTCGGATGCTTGGGGGTACGCTTCGGTTTGTTGTAACCAGCAAAACGCTCACCACGATACACGATAGCCATTAGCGAATCCTCATATTACTTTTCGGGCCGAGCTTCTTACGAATATTTAGACCACGTTTTTTATGACGGCGGCGCACAGGTGTTCGCGGTTCAAACGTCACCACAACCTTCTTAGCCATTATGCCTCTCCATAAATTCCATCTTCCGTTACCCGAATAGAAGAAATAATCTCCATATATTCATCAGGCGAAATCTCTGCCATTTGACCACAATACGCAGACGCAAGCAAGGTTAAGTTCAACAAGTCATCCCAGTCCATACCCGTGGAGTGTATGCCTTCAAGAGTGGCAACCAAGATGTCAAACTCTTCCGCACCCTCTCCAAACTCAATATACGCCATCAGACTACCCAGTTTGCCTTGTCATAATTCAAAGGACGATTCCATTTATGTGCGCTGCCAGATTTTGCAATCGAGGCACGAGAACCAAAGGTCAGGCAAAAGGAGTCTGCAAGGTCAGGCGAGTTCAAACCACGCCGTTTCATCTCATCCTTGCTTTCAACCTTCAGCTTACCGTTGGACGTAAACTTAAATCGTGGCTTGGACAAATCATCTATCAGCTCCTCTTGCGACGGAATTGTACAGTCCCGCGACTCGAACCATTCCTTTGCGAGAAACCACAACTCATCTCTGAGCCGCCCATATCTGTCTCCCATTGCAGGAGACTCTGCGACATTGATACCACGCACAGGGAGGTCAAGTTCCATGAGGCGGTCAACAACCCCAGCACCAAGACCGATACTATCAACCAGTATTTCAGCAGGGCGTTCAGACCAAGAAGTTGTTTCATATTCATTGAGGATAATCCCGCATATTTCCATCAAGTCCTTGTTACGCCAAGTCTTGATAGGTTCTACTACAACATTACCCTTTCGTTTGCATAGAGCAGTTTTGTCCGTACCGAAACGTGCCACGTCAAGACCCCAAACAACAGGCGTGGTAGCTGCTGCTTCTTGTTTTCTTTCGGCGGCAGCTTGCAAGATGTGAAGCGGAATAACCACATCGTCGTCTGCTTCGGGCCATTCTCCCAAGACACGCACTCGATATATGTTGCTGTCTTCGCCATACTTCAGCTTCATATCTTCCATGAAGGTTTCACTTACCTGAGTACTATCAGATGATGCGACCTTCATTGTAAAGAACCTATCGCGCATTTTATTGAAGGCTTCGTAGAAGTAACCAGACGTGCGAGTAGGGTTGCCAGTCATTACAGTCTTAGCACCCTCAGTTGACATAGCACCCTCGCCAACCTCAAAGATGATGTCATCGACACCAGATGCCTCATCAATCAAAAACAACATATTGGGTGAGTGGAAACCTTGCAGCGCCTCTGGAGTCTCTCGACGTGCAGTTCGGGCAACAGCGAAA